CAAGTTGTTAATCCTACCCCTTTTCGAGATCGTTGCATCAGATTGACGTCTACCCCCTCTGTTTGCCCTATCTCTCCTCGATCTTTGAATGGATAAAGTCCAACCAAGAATCCTTTAAAACCACGAAGTGCCCCATACTCCAAGTTATACCAGCGTGCATCACCGAAAAAACATACATCAACAAAATCACCAAGATGAAAAGCACTATTAACACCAATGCAATAATAATTGCCAATGAGTCGCAAATCCACGATTTTAACACTCAATCCTCCACCTATTATAATTGCTGTTCCATCCTGCCATATTTTTGGACATTTCCAATTATACGTTACCATTCTTCCTCGCCTGGAGCAAGTTCCTCTTCAATGATTTCTTCTTCTTCAAGCTCTATCATCTTATCCCTTTGTTCGTTGATTTGATCAATCTCTTCTTTTGAAAAACCAAGGAATTTAGATAAGTAAAACTCAGGAGGAATAATTGTACCTGCTGAAGGAGCATTTGAATAAGTAGCCAAGGCTTCTGTTTTAGTCTTAGCTATTTTTGCCTGCTCATCTTCTGATAATGCAAATAGATCAGGCCATTCTACAGTATATCCATCTTCACCAGGAGAAGGTAATATATCAAGCGACACTAGTCTATCTATAAAGGGCCGAAGAATCATCGGTTCAGCATAATCAAGTCGCCTGTCTTCAAGTTGTTCTGCCCAATTGTCCTTATCTTGGGAACTAGCTAATTCACCTCGTTCAGACCCCAACAGAATTCGTTTTGGTATGCCTGTAGCTGCAGATATTAATGAAATAAGAAGATCAAAATGATTAGATGGATCTGCCACCTGAACAGACAAATCCTGAACTTTCATCCCCTTTAGTCGCAAATATCTAGTAAGATCATGAACATAATTCTCAATTTCATCTTTAAGCTCATTCATTGCTTGAGGTTTAATCATATGTTCTGGATCAGCCACAAATGCATAACCTGGGAAAGCTCCTCGCCAAAACATTTCCGCTGATCCACCCGATATCAGAGAAAGATCTTGTAATCTGTTAAGAATACATTCTAATCGGGGAGTACCAAAAATATCATTTTCTTCTAAACCTTCAGCAATATGAATAATACGAGACCAATGAACCGTCAAACTTCGATTAGTAGATGATGTTCCCTCAAGAGATGTTTGCAGCTTATATGTTTCAGGAAGACCATATCGTGCATCATTTGCATCTTTTACATATGAATTTATATCAATATTCTTCTGCATATAAGGTCGCAAATACATAACATTTTTTGCATTAGAAACTTCCCCCTCAGCATCATCAGCCTTCTTCACATCATCAAAACCAATAAGCAGAACCCCGTATTGACCGATGCCAGAGATCCTATCAGCCCTCGCAATATAATGATAAGGATTTTTTTCTTTGACAAATGTTATCCAAGCCTTTTCAAACGGGGTTTCCTCTTCCTTGTTTTCAACAATTTTCGGCTTAAGTCTCCACACACCATTAACAGCCGCATTAACAATTCGTTTTGCAATATCCTGCCTCTTATACAAAGCATAGAAATCTTCAAAAACTGGAGTTTTCTTGTATCCCAGGGTTTCATACAAATCCCGATTACCACCATAGCTTTGTCCAAGTTTAGAAGCCAACGCAGCCCTGCCTACTAACTCAGATGCAAGATGATATATTTGTCTTTCCTCGTTGCTTGATAATCCGGTCGGGTTTTTTAATTGCGTGACTTTATCGGACATTGTTTATCTCCCCCATACTCCCGCTTCTTTTTCATAAGTGTTGAGTTTATTAAATGCCCCGCCAGCAGCATCCCACTGATCTTTAAATGTCCCCCGAGGAGCTATTTCGTGTTCTTTAATAAAGTCTTTTGTCCAGTCACCCTTGACTAGCATTACATTTCCTGCATTAACTTGAACTGCATAAGGTTCTGCTCTGACTTCTTTATCTCCAGTAACACGCTCTTTGTATACCGAATAACCAGCAAGATTACGAATTGTAGATTCAGCACTTTCCTTGCCCCCGGATCCTGGTTCTTGTTCCACCCAAACTTCAATATCGTGTCCATCTAGAATAGTAACATTTTTAATAATTTTTTCCCGTCTGAATGCATCCCACTGACCCTTTTTAACGTCTGATATAACTTGCCTACCATCCCTTAATTTATGCATAAGAACACCAGCCGTCCTTTTCCCCCCGTCCTGTGTTCCTGCTTTATCCCAATATCGAATCGACTTAATTACATAACACTCAGCAGGCATTGCCGGAACTATCTCAAACATTTCCGCCTCAAACATACTTCCCCCTCGAGGAACAGGACGTTGTTGAAGTTGAGCGGAAGAACCATAAATTCCGAGAGTTTCAGTTAATTCAATAATAGCTTTTCTACTAAAACGCTCTGGATACAAGAGTTCGCCCTCTTCTTTACGTGGGTCTTCCCACGGAAGCACTGTTTTGCAACGATTTGTTTTTTCGTGTTCTGCCGGCAAGTTTAAATGAACCCAGTCTGATTCATGCTCGAGGACATAACCAGCCAAATCCAATTCATGAGTTCTTTGTTGAATAATAACTTTAGCTCCAGTTTCCATTGAATTTAATCGGGTGGACATTGCTTCCTTCCACCAGTCAATTACAGATTGACGAACCACATCACTTTCTACTTCTCGAACATTATGGGGATCATCCACAACAAGGATATCGCCACCCTCACCAGTTAAAGCACCATCTACAGAAGTTGCTAAACGATAACCACCGTGATTATTATCATATCGTTGTTTAGCATTCTGATCGCTTGTTAGGGAAAAATTTTGTCCCCATCGAGCTTGATAAAGGGGACTTTGAATAAGTCGCCTGCATTTAACTGAATCTCTTATTGAAAGGGATCCCGCGTAAGAAGAGAATAAAAACTGAATTTCAGGTCTTTTTATCCAGGACCAAGCTGGCCATGCAACAGATACCGAGATTGATTTCATATGACGCGGGGGTATTGTGATTAAAAGACGGAGGATTTCTTGATTAGTAATAGCTTCCAGATGATCACAAATAGCATCAATATGCCAATTATGAATATAATCAGCAGGATCAACATACATCCAGAGTTGTTTAATAAAGTGAGCTAAATGACGTTCCGATAATTCTATATCAATCAACTCTGGATTCGATAGTGCGAGTTGTAACGTCTTCAGCGATTGCTTGCAATCGTTCAAGTTCATCCCTCGTTAAATGACTAAGATTAACACTCACATTCAAAACTTTACCTTGATATTGAATTGGTTTGCCATTGGGACCAGTTACTTCGTGCCGATCTACATACATTTTCTTATGGCCCTTAATAAGGAAGATTAATAGAGTGTCAGAGTATTCCCGGATAACACCACATTCCGCACCTTGGTAAAAAACAGGTTTATTATAACCATCCATTCCACGGCGGCGAGCTTCATCTTCTAATGCTTCCACTCCAACCTTTTTCGCCTGCTCGACCAGCTTTCTAAATCGATCCGCCGTTTTACCTTTTTTCTTCATCCATTGATAAAAGGTGCGTCGCTGGATTCCCACCTCTTCACATGCTTTAGTAATATTACCACCATAATCAGCTATATTACGGATCAGATCGCCCCTCGTTTTTGCAGTGAATTTAAGTGGGATTAAATGAGTCATTGATTATTTCCTATATATTGTATACATTAATTTACTCTATACCACCCGTACCATATTAAATATTTTTTGTAAACAAATATTTTTAATTCACGCGCTTTAATAGGGTTGCGCGCGTATATCGCGCGAGGTTTAATATGGGAGTAATAATTAATTTTCTCTTCCCACTAATAGGTTTAGCAAGACGTAATACCTTAATCACCAATAATATTAATTACTTATCGCAATAAAATTACGTCAGTTTATACTAACGTAATATAGGCGTAATACCTTAATCCCTAATTATACCAATCACTTATACAATATTATTACGCCATTACGTCACATTCAGTCCCTAAGAAAAATAAAAAACCTCATCCATACTGACTACGCGCGCGCCATACGCGCGCGACCCATTTCCAGACTAAGTGAGTGGCGTAATGGTGTAATATTAAGGTGGATTATTGAATGATTTGAGGGATTTAGATGGATTACGTCAGTATTACGTCTCCGGGGGGAGGCGTAATAATATGGCTTAAGTATTTAATATGTTTATAAAATTTGTATTACGTCTTGTTTTCATAAGGTGTTTTCCTATATATTATTTGATATATTTTCCTTTATATCAAACAGAACCAGGTTTGTAAATACATTTATTAAAAAAAATGGATTTTTTTTAATAAAAAGTATTTACAAAATAATTATTTTATATTATAAGTTATGAAACAACCAGAAAGGAGCTAAAAAATGACTCAATTAACTACGCAACAAGTTGCTAACCGATTAAACCGCACTCGTCCCAGAATCATCCAATTGATTCACGAGGGTAAAATAAAAGCTAAAAAATTTGGACGTGAATGGGTTATTCAGGAAAAAGATATAAAAAAAATTAAGTTAACTAAACCAACAGGTCGCCCAAAAAAGTGATTAAATACAAATTCAAAACAAAACCTCGTGATCACCAGTTAGATGCGCTGAAGGTTGGATGGAATAAAACCTTTTTCGCTTATTTAATGGGTAGAGGAACGGGAAAAACAAAAGTAACACTCGATAATGCTGCTATCCTATATGAGCAGGATAAAATTGATGCTTTACTTGTAATTGCTCCAAATGAGGTCCATGATCGATGGATTACAGAACAAATCCCCATACATTTACCTGACCGTATTAACATAAATACTTTCATATGGCCTCTGCTAAAGAAGGAAAACCCTCTCGAAAAAGGGGGATTAGTTATTTTAGCAATGAACATAGAAGCTCTACAATATATAAAAGGGAAGGATTTTTCAAGAAAGTTTTGTCGTGCTCATAGAACAATGGTTGTTATTGATGAATCCACCCGGATAAAAACACCTGGAATAAAGCGAACTCGAAACATTACTTATCTTAACAAAATCTCTTCATACCGTAGAATTTTAACAGGCAATGAAACTACTACTTCCCCTTTTAATCTTTATGCTCCCTTCAAATTTTTATATTCATCTTTCTGGAATTGTAATTATACTCAATTTAAAGAACACTATGGAGAATGGATAAAACAATACGCAAGAACAAAGCGTTGTAAGAATGAAACACCCTGTAGTGAATGTAAGAAAATTATCCGTCCTTTGGTTGTTCGTTTCTACAATAATAAAACGAGAAAATGGGATGTATCTTTTACGTGTCCAGATTGCAAGAGAAAGATCAAATCAGCTAACCCAAAAGTCACTGCTGAAGCAAAACGAATTAAAAAAGCAGAAGGGCTTTATGAATTTCCTGTCTTAAAGAACTATAAAAATTTACCAGAACTACGTCATAAAATATCTAAACACTCTTTCCGTGTAAGAAAACGGGACTGTTTGGATCTTCCTGAAAAAATCTATGATCCTATTTATGCTAAATTAAACAAAAAACAAGAAGAAATCTATAATGAACTTAAAGATAAGTTATTCGTAGAATATGAAGGACACGAATTAACAGTTTTAAACAAACTTTCAATATGGCTTCGATTTCAGCAAATTGTTGGAGGGTTCTTTCCTACTGATGAAGAAGAATTGATATTTATTGGCAGCCCGAAAATGGATCGACTTCTTTACGACCTGGAGGGCAACGATAATGACGCGGTTATTATATGGGCCGCGTTTGTTGCTGAAATAAAGCTGATTGCGAACACTTTGCAATCAGCTTTCCCCAAAGATCGAACTGCAACTTTTTATGGAGGAACAAAAAAGAAAGATCGATCACGAATCATTGATGATTTTCAAGAAGGCAAAATCCGCTTTCTTGTAGCAAACCCGGAGGTGGGTGGTGTAGGATTAAATCTTCAGCGATCTAATCTACATTATTACTATTCGAATTCATATAAACCAGAACCCAGATGGCAATCAGAGGACAGGTCACATCGTGACGGCCAACACTGGCCTGTTGTATATAAGGATATATTTATAAAAGGAACAGTGGATGATAACATTAAAAAATCACGTGAACGAAATGTTGCTATTGCTGAGTTCTTTAAAGAC